AGAGAATGGAGCCCATCAGCTGGCCGTTCTGCTGAATGCCTTTAAACTCAACCGTCCGACCACCCCGAACTGGGTAGTGGAGGGCATGAGGGCCGAGAACGGACATTGCAAGATCATACCGAAGGGGATCGAGATTCCCGCAGAGAAAGCGGAAGATCCGACCGGAGTACTTCCACGAAAGCCCGTCGGTAGCAGCTGAATAGTCGACCGAAAACCAGGAGTCAGTAGGACTCGCACGCTCCTTAAGATCGAGCATGTCGGTAGGACTAAAGGGTCGTCCAATGAGACGGAACGGAGGGAGCTCTCTCATCGTAGAGTGAAGAGCTCGTTGGAGGGGGCGACAAGTGTAGTAGGGGAGAGCTTCACCCTTGCTGATAACCCGGACCTTCATAGGCTCCAGGACAGCCTGAATCGTACACTTGAGGGACTTCGTCAGATCAAGTCCAGCGATGCGGAGCCAGAGATCACCCCAACGCTCACGTCCAATCGCACATCGCACCTCTGAGACCACATTCCACCGAGTGGTCTTCCCGTAGACGACGGGATCACACCGCATCATGTAGAGTTCACTTCCATGTGCGCCTTCGCCAAGAGCACAAATGCCAGCCAGAGCAAGAAGCTCACCATGCTGGCCTCCCTTTCCACGCGTCCGCTCGAAGCAGGCGCTGTTCGAAGCAGCCATCTGGTCAAACCAGTCGGACTGCCCGAGACGTCGCATGAGACCGTCTCTAACCTTGTGGAGGAGGTGCTGAAAGGTGGGGTCCTCGAAGATCAAATCGATTGTAGCCTCATCACCTTTGTCGACTTTCGTCAAAGTGGCGAAGTGTTTCTCGTACGTCTGATCGACAAGATCGTCGGAGACGGGTAAGGCTGCGCGCTTCGCCTGCAGCCATGAATACCAGAGATGTGTATTCTTGCGGTTGAACGCGGAGAGCCGAGGCTTCATCCAGCGCCGCAGGACACCAGACGGCATAAAGGGCACGTCTGGTTGTGGAGGAGGTTCGTTCCTCAGATACTTTGAGAGAGGGTAGGTCAGAGCGTATTTTCCGCGCTTCATCCAAACCGTCTCGTCAACAGAGCTATCTAGGTGTGCATGCAATTGGGAGGCAAGAGCAGCACAGACATCGTCTCCTGCGTCATGATGACGCATGAGTAAGACGAGTCCACGAACCAGGGCGTCTGTCCGTTGTGACAAGGTCACCACCGCCACGGACGCTAGCGATGATGAGCGGCGAGACGACTCGCCGCCATTGTCCCGAAGTGGTTGTTGTTCAACACCCATTTCCTTAGCGAGTGCTTTTGAGCACACTTCGGTAGGAGATTTCTGGCTTAATCACCAGAGGTTCGCC